CCCAGACCCATGCCCAGACCCATCCCCATAATGACCATGATGTCTGCTTTTAGTACAATCACTTTTTGTCTTCAATAAATTTGACATAAGTATCCTCTGCTTTTTCAGTTGTTGGAATTATTTCTATTGCGTTTGTCAAATATACTTCACCTGTAAAATTTAAACGTCCATTTTTAATTCCATTATTAGCTATTGCTGATAAAGATAAACCACCATCAGACCATTTCCATAATCGAAGTGCATTTTTAAGGTGAACTTCCATACCATCTACAAATACAACATCTCCGATATGAACCCCTGCGGAGTAAGTCCTAATTAAACATCTACGATTAAGCATTTGATGTGACATATCTATTCTCCTGTTGTTAAATTGTGTTTTAATGGATGTAATGCGTAGTCTAAAATTTCTATCATGTTAATGATTTCAATATTTATCATCACTCTTCTCCTGTTTCAGTAAATTTTCTTCTATATCGATCAAAATATCTAAAAAATGTCTTGCTTTTTTTATATCCTCTATACCACCCTTTTCTTTCCATCGACTCACCTACTTAATTACGCAACCCTCTATAAAAGATATTCCATTTAAATGAATATATTCAACGGGTTGTATTTTCATTGTTTTATAATGATCGCCACCGATTTGAATATATAGAGAATCTTCTTGATTAGGTATCTTCATTTATAATATTCCTTCTTTTTTTATATTAAATCATAACTTTAAATTTTTTTTAAATTATTGGTAATACTCTTTTACTTTTTCAAGAACTTCTTTAAGATCATTGTTGATATGAGAATATTCGAACATACCTTGCGGACTTTTAGCTGTATGGAATCCGTCGTTTTGAGTAACAAAAAGGTATCTTCCATCCGAAACGTGGGTGTGGAATACGATTGTGAACAAACCCTCTACAACCACCTTCTCATCTAACATTTTACCGATTGTTTTGAATCTTGATTTACCGTTATCTTCGTTAGAATGTGAAATAACAATACATGTTAAATCGTCCCGACATTCGCCGAGTTTTTTAACTAAATCCCATACGTTTTTTGCCATCATTGAAAACTTATCAAACCCTTTATTCATAGCGTTATCCATAAACTCGGAGCACATGAGATATTGAAAATCGTCTATTATCAAAGTCTTTATGGATTCTTTTTTATTCACAACATCAATTAACCGTGAAATAACTCTATAGTCTGTCGTCGCGAAGTAGTTGCCATTAGGGTTTGTGTCTTTATTTAAAGATGTGTACATGTTCTTGTAACCTTTAAATGGCAAAGACTTACCCATCACATTTACAATGAATGTTTCACGCGGATCAAGATTTTTGATAGAAGTCGACTTCCCGCTGCCACTTTCTCCGATTATTAAGATTGTGTCATTACTCATTTTAGTTCTCCTTTTTTATTTTATTTTTACTGCTACCATAGAAAAATCTATTAAAAATTCTCCATATCAAGTATATCTTTCTCCAATTTGTTTTTATGCAATTTTAAAAGTTCGTCTAAAGTTATATCAATTTTAGATTCTTTTAAAAATGATTGTGCTGATAAAGAAACATCTTCATATTCTGAATATTGATAAAGTTCATCGAACACAATAAATAAATTTATTAAATTTTCTGATTTAATTTTAAACTCTGTCATTCTCAATACTCCTTGTTATCATCTAAATGATGATTCTTGTTTATATATTCTTTAATATCCTTCTCATGCCATCTGAAAGTTTTAGGGCCAAATTTGACAGGTTCTGGCGCATGACCGTCCTTTATCCATTCAAACCATGTCTTTCTGCTAATAGAAAGCATATTCAATATGTCTGATAGCTTTATGAATTGATCTGAGTAGTTTTTATTGTTCATTTTTATACCTATAATAATGTCTGTTTTTATGATCTTCCATTAAATCTTCATATGTTACTGTTAAACGACAATCAAGTTTATTATAAAAATCTCTTACAATATCGTCCGATTTTTCACCCCTAAAATCCCAGTGCTCACATCTTTGTATATAACAATCTAACAATTCTGATAAAAATTCGCCGGATATCTTAGTCTCTGGTAGATTTGTTTTATGAACAGAATGCGTGAATTCTGAAAAATTTATAGTTTTATATTTCATTTTCTGTTTTATTGTCCAATTATAAGTGATATGAGATGGGATTCGAACCCACGAGGAGTTGTCTATCAACTCCTACCGATCACATCTAATTCCATGACCGGCGCCTTAAACCACTCAGCCACTCATATCGGGTGAGATTTCTGAGAGCTACATATTAGTACTGGCACAACAGACAGCTAATATTCGCTTAACAGAAACCTCATGCGCATAATAACATAAAAAAAAATAAGTGCAATCTTTTTATTACTTATCTTTACTTATAGCGAAAGATTGACATAAATTACTTGTTATTAGATAATGCATTTCTTCTTATTTTAATACACCAGGGAGTGGAAATAATTGATATGAGAACTATAAATATAGAGGTTTTAAGAGATGAGGTGCTTTTTGAAGCAGAGATTTATTGCAAATTGCCCCTGCGTGTAGCATTCATGGGATTATTGCTTTATGCAGATAAAAAAGGCCGATTTGTTTGGAAACCAAGTCGGATTAAATTAGATGTATTGCCGTATGATTCTGTTGATATGTTTGACGTTCTGGAAGAATTGTTCTTTTACAAGATTATTCAGAAATACACTGATGGGTCAGAAATATATGGTCACATATCAGATTGGGAAAAGTATCAAGCAGAGAATGATATAGAGATAGAGAGCGAATTACCCTCTCCCGAAGAATGTAAATACATGGAAGAGGATGTGAAAATAAAAGAACCAAAAATTTCAGATCATGAAGAAGTGTTGCAATATTTAATAGACAAAACCGGAACAAATTTTAAGTTTGTTAATTCTAATTTTAAACCAATAGTTTCTATTTTAAAAGACAAGGGAATCACAGTAGATATTTGTAAAAAGGTAATTGATTTGAAATGCAGTGAATGGCTACATAATGAGTTGATGAGCAATAATTTAAAACCTTCTACATTATTTAGAAGATGTAGATTCTATGAATACATAGCTTTTATAGAGAAGCCACAGCAAAAAGTAAAAACTTCTAGCGACAGAATATTGGAAATGATTAAAAAATAAAAAGTTTATATAAATGCTTAAATAAAGGAGGATTTATGCAGTTAGGAGATGAAGAAAGTTTGATAGTGGTGATAAATCAATATAAAATGATGTTAAATAAAATAACGTCATATTCTGTAAGTGATGAATGGGTTGCTGATAAAATAAAAGCTTTAATAGATTTAATGCCGCAATGTGACCTCGATGTTTTTGTTAAAGTTTGCGAAGAATGGGTCAAAAAAGAAGATTCAATGCCAACGCCGAAGCAATTAAGCTTCAAATGTTTGCAGTTTGTAAATAATATTGAAAAACAACAAGCATTAAAAAATCCCAAAGTATGCTATGAAATTGAATTTAAGAAAAAAAAAGGATTACATCTATTAGAATTTGAAGAAGAGATTTGTAAAAAATATGAGCCCGTTGCACAGTATAGCAATAAATATAAAAACTTTGTTTCAATATGTACTTTTCATATTTTTATGCACAAAGAACAAAACGGAATGTACTGGAACGGTTATAAGGGAGTTTTCCAATTTTGTAAAAATAAAATCATGTCTTATGTAGATTCAGAGATTTTTATACATAAATATTTAAAAGGAGATATGAATATAAAACACCGGATGCTTGAGTCACTAGATGATGAACATCGGGCAGAAGTGAAAATATATGAGAATTATTACAAAGATTATAGAGAGTATGGTTTAGGATCATCTTTAGCCTCAGTTTTTAAGGAAGTTGAGATTACAGAATCCCGTAATTTTATCACAAATTTAAAAAGATAGGTAGATATGATAAATAAGCAAGATTTATTAGATAAAGGTTATAAAGAGTTTACTTGCCATGGCATTGAAAATAAAACATGTGATAATGTTTTATATGGTAAAACTTTTTTTAGTAATGATATAAAACTTTATTTTATACATTTCAAAATATGGTATTTTTCAAAGTATTATTCAGTATCGAATATTCAAGATTGCGTTTCTTCAGAAACTTATTTTTATATCCCAATTACTTTTAAAGCAGATGAATTTTATACAGTACACTTTAAGCCACTGATTGAGCATAATATAACTGTACAAGAAGTAGAGAAATTATTTCAATCAGCTTATGAAAAATTAGGGTGTGTTCCAGATATACACAACA